GCATCCAAGGTATTTCTGTTCAAGGTATTCAAGGTATTCAAGGTGGAGAGGGGGCTCAGGGTATTCAAGGTATTTCAAGTCAAGGTACTCAAGGGGTACAAGGTCAGGCTGTTCAAGGAGTAGGTGGAGGGCAAGGAGTTCAGGGTATTCAGGGTATATCAAGTCAAGGTGTGCAAGGAGCTCAGGGAATATCTATTCAGGGTTCTCAAGGAGTACAGGGAATACAAGGACAAGGAATACAAGGTGGACAAGGAGCAACAGGAGCTGGAACACAAGGTACTCAAGGAGTACAGGGAATTCAATCATCTCAAGGAGTACAGGGAATTTCTGGTGATATGGAGGGTCCACCAGGATTACAAGGAACTCAAGGAGTACAAGGGATACAAGGTTTAGGTAGTCAAGGCACTCAGGGAGTAACTGGAGCTGGAACACAAGGAACAGATGGAGGACAAGGTATTCAAGGTATTCAGGGTACTGGTTCTCAAGGAACTCAGGGGGTACAGGGGACTGGTTCTCAAGGCAGTCAGGGAGTACAGGGTCAGGCTATACAAGGCAGTCAGGGAATACAATCATCTCAAGGTATTCAAGGTATCCAAGGAGGAGGTAGTGATGCTTCTATAACAGATGTATATGTTGAAGCAGATCCACAATTTCCTATTGATTATTTAAAATATGTTTCCGCTCAAGGAATACAAGATGTAACTGATATTCCTAAATCAAATGGTTTGGTAGCAGGAGGTATTGTTACATGGGAGAGTGGTTTGACATTTTTAGTATCACCAGCTGCTTATTATATTAATGGGGTTCTTTATATAACAGTAACAGATGATGTTACCTTAGATACAGCTGATCCAAATTATCCAAGAATTGATATTATAATAGTAGACACATCATCCGCTGTTTCAATTATAAAAGGGGTGGCAGAAACTAACCCTGTTAAACCAACTGTAGACCCAGCCACTCAGATAGAACTTACACAGGTTCTTGTACCAGCTAATGCCACAGAGCCAGATATTGAAATTACATCGGAACTTATTTATGATGAAAATGTTGAGTGGACAGGAGCTGTTGCTGGAACTACTGGTAACTTTAATTCTGCTACTTCTCCATTCCATTTAACTAAATGTCTTGAAATTACTAATATTGGTAATAATGATACTATAACATTTACGAAAGGAGCTGGTACTTCTGATATTACAGACTTTGAAACCTTAGTTGTCTATATTAAGTTAAAAGCAACTATGGACAATTCAAGGAATATGTACCTGGCTTTCTTAAATGCAACGACATTAATAAATACAGAGGTTCTGCTTCCAGTAAATAAATCGTTAATAAATAGTTGGCAGAACATTTCAGTTAATTTAGCAGGATTGGCTTATAGTGCCTCTTTATTTAATAAGGTAAGGATAAGATTTTCCAAGACAGGAGCTCAATCAGATCATACTGGGTTTTATTTAGATTACCTAGAGTTACATACAGGAATTACTCAACCTACCATTGCTGGAGCACAAGGAACACAAGGAGTAACCGGAGGTCAAGGAATTCAGGGAGTTCAAGGATTAGGTAGTCAGGGAATACAAGGTCAGGCTATACAGGGTAGTCAAGGAGTACAAGGTATATCATCTCAAGGTACTCAGGGTATTCAAGGAGTACAAGGAGAGTCAATTCAGGGAGGGGAAGGTGTACAGGGAATACAAGGGGAAGGTGTACAGGGAATACAAGGGGAAGGTATACAGGGAATACAAGGAGAGAGTATTCAAGGTGCTCAAGGAATTCAAGGGGAAGGTGGACAAGGAGCACAAGGTATAAGCGGTTATCAACAGATATATGTTCAGGATGAAGCTCCAGTTTCTCCAAATGAAGGTGATATATGGATTGACTCTGACGGAGCTACTAATGCTCAAGGAACAACTGGACTACAAGGAGCTACGGGTAGTGGTACTCAAGGTGGAGAAGGAGGACAAGGTAGTCAAGGAATACAAGGAGAGAGTATTCAAGGTAGTCAAGGAATACAAGGAGAGAGTATTCAAGGTAGTCAGGGTATTCAGGGTATTTCTTCTCAAGGAGCGCAAGGTATTCAGGGAATAAGCAGTCAAGGCAGTCAAGGCACTCAAGGTATTTCCTCTCAAGGAGCTCAGGGCACTCAGGGAATATCCTCTCAAGGAGCTCAGGGAATACAAGGTCAGGCGATCCAAGGTACTCAAGGGATTCAAGGTATTAGTTCACAAGGAGCTCAAGGTATTCAAGGCATATCATCACAAGGTGCCCAAGGTATTCAAGGTATATCAAGTCAGGGGGCTCAGGGAGTTCAGGGTATTAGTTCACAAGGAACTCAGGGCATTCAGGGAGTAAATGCTGGACAAGGTGCTCAAGGTACGCAGGGTATAAGCAGTCAGGGTGCACAGGGAATACAAGGTATATCAAGTCAGGGTGCACAGGGAATACAAGGAGTACAAGGTATATCTTCACAAGGTGCTCAGGGAATACAAGGAATTAGTTCTCAAGGAACTCAGGGTATTCAGGGTAATTCAGCTTCTATGCAAGGGGTACAAGGTATTCAAGGTATATCAAGTCAGGGAGCTCAGGGAGTTCAGGGTATTAGTTCTCAGGGAGCTCAGGGTGCTCAGGGACCACAAGGTATTCAAGGTAAAACATCTGATATAAGACTAAAAAAGAATATACGTCCATTTGCTGAAGGAGTACAAACATTACTGGGTATTGATTCTGTAAAATTTCAATATAATGGATTATATGGCACTCCAACTGATGGAAGGGATGTTATTGGTATAATTGCTAATCAGTTAGAGCAGATCATACCAGAAGCTGTTTATAAAATAAAAGGTAAATTAAGGTTGGAGGATATTGAAGAAACAGATATACTTCATTATGACGAAGTTCCGATGTTGATGGTTTGTATTAATGCTATTAAAGAGCATAATAAGACTATTGATGATTTATTGTTAAGAGTTAAAAAATTGGAAGAAGTATAATGGCACAGTTTACAGATAATTTTAATAGTTATGTAGTAGATGATCCACTTGCAGGTCAAGGGCAATGGACTGGTACTTCTGGTATTAAAGTACTTACTGGTGGTATAATTGGTGCAATTTCTAATAGTATGGCTCAGACAGGGGTAAGTTTAACCTCATTTGATAATAGTAGTAATAATTGGGATATATCATTTAAAATAGTAGAAACAACAACAGGAGATGGTGGTTATATAGGTATAGCAGGATCAGCATGGATATTTGGTTATGGTGGAGGGGAGCAATTTTTATGCTATGGAGAATTTTTATATGATTGGATTTATAGGGATTCCCCTCATGTAGATGGAGATGTGGTATTAATTAAGGTAACAGAGGGAGGAACACATATTGAGTTTTATGTAAATGGAGATATAGATACAGAGTATTCAACGGCTCCTGCTGGATTTACAGGAGGGGATGGGGTGTTTGATATTCCTTTTGTTTTAGATACCTTTTTATCTAGTGCTCTTCAATTTTACTTTACTTTTACGGATAGCACTTTTCGGGTAGATGATGTTATAATTAATTATGATGCAGTTGCTTCATTTGCATATCAAGGAGTTTTAAAAATATATGATAATAGTGAATGGATTCCTCGACCATTATTGGTTGAGGATTTAGCATTTGAACGTAGACCAGTTCGAGCATATATAGATGGTAATTGGGAATTAATACAGTCATTTTAAACAAAGAATATGTTTGGAGATAAAATAGGAAGAAATTATCGTTTGGATGTACTCAATCGTAACCTTGTGAGAACGATTCTTGAGGCAGGTGGGAATATTGTGCCTTTAATGATAAACTCATTAGATAGCAAAGGACTTGGATTATGTAACCCGTCTGTATTCATAGATAATGGTAAGCCTATGATGATTCTTCGGAATGTTAATTATACACTTTACCATGCTGAGAATACTCAGGCTTTTAATAGCAGGTATGGTCCATTATCTTATCTTAATCCTGAAAATGATATACACCTACGTACATGGAATTTCTTATGCGAATTGGATCCAAAGACATTAGCAATAGCCAAGTATTGGAAAATAGATACATCCAAGTTGGACAAGGAACCACTTTGGGAGTTCATAGGTTTGGAAGATGCAAGACTTGTGCGTTGGGATGGAAAACTATACGGTATAGGTGTACGAAGAGATACGACTACGAATGGTCAGGGTCGTATGGAGTTCAGTCAACTGCAGATCACAGGTAGGCATAGTATTGATAATACTATTGAGCATCTAGAAGTCAAGGAAATAACTCGTAATCGTATTGAGAATACAGACCCAAAAGCTTATTGTGAGAAGAACTGGATGCCTGTACTTGATATACCAAATACATTTGTTAAGTGGGTTAATCCTACGGCAGTAGTAGAAGTGGATTTGGAAACTAATACTGCCAAGCATATTTACCACGGTAAGGATACAGATATTATTCCTGGTTTGCCTTTCCTGCGTGGTGGATCACAGGTAGTTACCTGGGGAGAATTTAGGTTTTGCCTGGTGCATGAATGTGATTTGTTTAGTAATGTATTGGAACAGAAAGATGCTACTTATTTACATCGTTTTGTGGTTTGGGATAAAAATTGGAATGTTATTAAAATAACAGAACCATTTTCGTTTATGGGTGGAGAGATTGAATTTTGTTGTGGGGCAGCCATATATGAGGATAATTTATTATTAACTTTTGGTTTTCAAGATAATGCGGCTTATTTGTTAAGAGTACCTAAACTTATGATACCATGGGTATTAGGATTGGTAGAAGAGTTTGACTGGGGATTAATAGAAGAGAATCAGTGGTTTAAGAAAGGATTGATTAGGGAAATTAAAATAGAAGATCAATATCAAAGATATTTTAAGGTAGAAAAAGGAGATGTCGTACTTGATCTTGGAGCCAGTGTTGGTCCATTTGCCGTACATATACTCCCGCAGAAGCCTTCTGAGATTATATGTTTAGAACCTCATCCTGAGTTATTTAAAACCTTGATTAAGAATACTGCTCGATCCTCAATTATTAAGTGTCATAATTTAGGAATTGCTGCAATAGACGGAGTAGTTGAAACAAATAGCTTATTTGATCCTGACTCAGGTTTGGTATCAGACAAAGTAAATAAAATGACCAGTATTCGTTTTGATACATTAGTTGAGAATATACCAGACATAGACTTCTTAAAGATTGATATTGAGGGTGGGGAGTATGATGTATTTACCGAAGATAATTTGGCATGGATTGCTACACACGTTAAAAAGATAGCAGGTGAGTTACATTTACATACTCCTGAAGAAAAAGAGAAATTTCGTAAATTCCGTGATTTATACTTTAAAGCATTCCCAAACTTTCAGGTTCATGCTAACAATGGGGCAAATATTAAGTTTCAGATATGGGATGATAATTTTGCTGATTTATATGGATTTGTTACTTTCTATATAGATAATCGTCCTAACAGGTGGGCAGTAACTCCAGTGGCATCATTGGAGATAACTACTATCATACCAAAGGGTGGTTGTCCTATTGATTGTGTATTTTGTCCACAAGATGCTTTAAAAGCCAGATATGATGATCCTATAAAAAAGCTGACTCTTGAGAATTTTAAAGAACTTATTGATAAAGTTCCAAAGGAAATTATTATAACATTTGCTGGTTTTACGGAACCGTTCTTGAATAAGGATTGTGCAAATATGATAGTATATGCTAACGAGCAGGGACACAGGGTTTCTTTATTTACTACAGCAGTAGGTATGACAATGGATGATTTCTTTAAGATAAGACATATACCATTCCAAAGTGCTCAAGGAGGATTTGTGTTACATCTACCTGATATAGAAGGTTATTCTAAGCATAAAATAACTTCTGATTATGTGGATTTGTTATCTCAGATAATGACATCAGGAATAGCCTACCAGGCAGTTTCAATGGGAACTCCTCCTGAAAATATTAGAGTAATGTTTCCAGAGTACATAAAACAGACTATGTGGTGGAGAGCAGGTAATTTGAAAGCAGGGGTTGTTGATTACAATCAGGTAAGAGTTAAGTCAGGTTCAATTACTTGTGGATGTCAGGAAAAGGTTTATCATAATGTATTACTTCCAAATGGAGATATAACACTTTGTTGCATGGATTATGGATTAAAACATATACTTGGTAATTTATACAAGCAAGAGTATAAAGACATTGTACCAGTTTATAATGAACCTTTTGAATTATGTAAATATTGTGAAAATGGAGTATCAATATGACAGAGCTATTAAATTACATATCAGATACTAAGAACGGACAATACAATTTTGCGTTGGGACGTTGGTATGAAAGTCAGGGTCATACGGCGGCTGCTGCAGGTTATTATATTCGTACTACCGAGTTTGCAAAGGATGAGTTACTTATTTATGAAGCTCTACTGAGAATTTCTATTTGTTTATTAAGTCAGGGAGCAAGGGTATTTGTTTCTAAAGGAGTATTGTTGAGAGCTATTGCATTAAAACCTGAAAGACCAGAAGCCTATTTCTTAATGAGTCAATGCTGTGAACATAATAAGGATTTTTCAGAGTCTTACACCTATGCTTGCTTAGGGGAGAGGATTTATACAAATAAAGAAACACCAAAATTAAGAACTAATGTTGGTTATCCTGGTGAGTATGGATTTATATTTGAGAAAGCCGTATCAGGTTGGTGGCTTGGTTTAGTAGATGAATCTATTCATTTATTCCGTCAGTTGGATAAAAGGGCAGATATGCTTCCTATTCATATTGTTTCTGTAAAAAATAATTTGAAAAATCTGTCAAATAACTTTAAGAATCCTCTTACCTATTATGGTAATATGTATGAAAGACTAAAGGTAAAATTTAAGGGAGCAAGAGATATAGAACGCAATTATTCCCAATGCTACCAGGATATGTTTGTACTTACTATACTCAATGGTAAAGAGAATGGTAAATTTGTAGAGATAGGTTGTGGAGATCCATTCTTTGGTAATAATACAGCATTACTTGAAGAATTTGGATGGACTGGTATTTCAATAGATATAGATTCAAATATAACAAAGAAATTTGCTGAACAGAGAACAAGTCAGGTAATTACGGCAGACGCAACCAAACTGGATTACTCATCGCTCCTCACAGGAGACTACGACTATTTACAGATAGACTGTGATCCAGCCCTAAATTCGCTTCAAGTGTTATTCAGGATACCATTTGAAAAATGTCGTTTTGCCATAATTACTTTTGAACATGATGCTTATAGTAATGATAGTATAGGGATTAAAGAGAGAAGTAGAGTGTATTTACATTCATTAGGGTATAAAATGATAGTAGGAGATATTGCTCCTGATAAGTATATGAACTTTGAGGATTGGTGGATTCATCCTGATCTAACTGATGGAGTACCATGTGATTTGATTACCTATTCTGGGGAGGATAAAACAAGGAAGGCTGATGAATATATGTTAAATTTAGGATAATGAATAAGGACTTATATCAGAATATATTAGGGACGGCAATAGGAGTAATCCTTGTGATTATGCTTACATTGCTTTTTCTAATTGATATTCCACAGAATAATATGAATATACTACTTTTAATTATTGGTGCTCTTATTAGTTCTTTTACTACGGTAGTTCAGTATTATTTTGGTTCAAGTAAGGGATCAGCTGATAAGGATAAGATTTTAAGAAATAAGGAGGAGTAGTATGGAAAGAACTAAACATAACGGAGAGGATCTTGCTGAAAAGATTATTCCTAAAACCGTAGGACAAATCAAGGTATTTAGCGAGTTGGTCAATCGCCTAACTCTTGGATATAAGATGGGGGTTCAGTATGAAGGATCTCGGGATTTATATAAGGCGCTTGGATATAAGGAAACTTTAGTATTCAGAGATTTCTATAATAGATATACTCGGCAGGCAATGGCTAAGGCGATAATTGATCGTCCTGTAATGGCAACTTGGTCGGGGGATCTCGATTTGATTGAACCAGAGGAAGCTGAAGATACCGAGTTTGAGGAAGCTTGGGATGATCTGGATAGGAAGTTAGGAATGAAGACCTTGTTATCCAGAGTTGATAGATTAACTGGTATTGGGAGATATGGAGTATTATTACTGGGATTAAATGATGTGACCAATCAACAAACCTTCAGTCAACCAGCCGTAAGAAATAATTATAAGTTAATCTACGTAAAGCCGTTTGGGGAAGAAACCGCAAAGATTGAATCCTTTGAAACTAATGCAAAGAATGAGAGATATGGAAAACCATTGTTTTATAATATCAATATTGTTGATGCTGCTACTCAAACCGCTCAAACTGTAAGAATTCATCATACAAGGATTATTCATATAACTGATGATAATTTGGAATCTGAAGTATTTGGAACTCCAAGACTTGAGCCAGTATTTAATAACCTGATGGATTTGGATAAGGTGACTGGAGGAGATGCTGAAATGTTTTGGAGGGGTGCTCGTCCTGGATATCATGGAAAACTGGATCCTGAGTTTATGGCAACAGAAGCCTTCAAGACTAAGTTACAGGCTGACCTTGATGAATATGAACATAATTTGCGTAGGTTTATTATAAATGAAGGAGTTGACCTGAAGGCATTGGAAGTGCAGATTTCTGATCCTACTCCTCACGTTGATGTGATACTTCAGAATATCTCAGCCCAGACTGGAATTCCTAAAAGAGTATTGACCGGTACTGAGAGAGGGGAGTTAGCTAGTTCCCAGGATACGACTGAATGGTTATCATATGTTCAGGCAAGACGTGAGGACCATGCTGAACCTCGGATAGTTCGTCCAGTAGTTGATCGTTTTATTGAATTGGGGATATTACCTCCTACTATGAATGAGAGTTATCAGGTGAAGTGGGCAGACCTATTCTCAATCAGTGAAAAAGCAAAAGTTGATATTGGAGTGAAAAGAGCTGAAGCTTTAAGGAATTATACTTACAATGCAATGGCTCAAGTTATAATGCCTCCTGATTTATTCAATGAAAAATGCTTAGGGCTTACAAGAGATGAACTTACTCTTGCAGAAAAAATGAGAGATGAGCAATTAGGTGAAGAAGTAATGGATATAGTGAAGGATACTCTCGATGCACAGAATGCTCCTCCACCGGCTCCAGTACAAGGAACAGGAGGAACCGGAGGAAAAGCTAAAACAGGAGCTGCTGTTAAATCGTCAGGAAGACCACCAAGACCACAAATAAGATGATGCCAGAAGTAGAACATATATGCACTTATGCGGCTGCCAATAGATATGATCCCACTCATACTACGGCATTGAGAAATGCTTTTGTCAGGGATATGAAGACTCGTTTTGCTGAATTGGTAAAGGTGGTTCGTTTGGCAGTTGATAAGCAGGATTGCTTTGGTTTTAAAGAAAGAAGGATTTCTACATTGCAGATGAATCCTCCAGGACAACATGCCTTTTCTTTCCTTAGAGATCCTGAAAAGATTGACGAGTTTATGAAATGGTTACAACAACAAGTTGATAGAGGATTATTGACTCTTGGCACTTTTCACCAGATAGGTAGGGGTATAGAAAATGAATGGACCAATACTTATATACTTGATTCATACAAACGAGGATTATTACGGGCTCAGTCAGAATTAAGGAAGGCTGGTGTAGCTATTGGGGATATTGAAATAGGGATATCAATGGGTACTCCTATTCATCTCGATAGAGTGGGGGTTCTATTCACGCGAGTATTCTCCGAATTGAAGGGAATTACCGCCGAGATGGAGAGGAACATTAGTCGAATATTGGCTCAAGGAATGATCAATGGTGAAGACCCGATTACTCTTGCCAACAAGTTAGTTGCAGCTATTGATGGAACAGGAATGGGTACTTTAGGGATGACTGATTCTCTGGGAAGATTTATTCCGGCTTTGACGAGAGCTAAAATGATGGCTCGTACGGAAATGATCAGAGCTTTTCATCTTGCTGCTATCCAAGAGTATAGGAACTGGGGTATCGAAGGAGTGATAGTAATGGCTGAATGGATGACGGCACAAGATGAAAAAGTTTGCAGTCAATGTTTGGCACTTCAAGGAAAAATATTTAGTTTAGACGAAATTGAACCAATGATACCCTTACATCCTAATTGCAGATGTATTGCTTTACCGTACATTGAAGATATAACGAAGTTTTATAATATTAACGGATAGGAGAAAAAATTATGTCAGTTTTTCTTATTTTCAAAAATAGACAAAAACCAACTCAAGTTGTAGAGACTATTCAACATGAAGGAGTTTCTCATCTGAAGGTTCCTGTGGTTATGATGGTAGAAGGAGTTCATAATGGAAGTCATGGACCTTTACTTTATACTGCAGAGGAATTAAGTAAGTTTCCAGAGGCTTGGGATGGAAGACCAGTGGTTATTGATCATCCAGAAGTTGAGGGAGTATATGTATCAGCCAACTCACCTCAAATGATAGAACAGAGGAAAATTGGGAATGTTTATAATACTCATATGGATGGATCCCGATTGGTGGCTGAACTTTGGATAAATGAGGAAAAGATAAGACAAATGTCTTCAGCTGTTCTTGCTGCCTTACAAGCTGGTCAAACCTTGGAGGTTAGTTTGGGGATGTTTACAGAAGAAGAACAAATATCAGGAACATGGCACGGTAAAACATATAATTCTATTGCTCGAAACAACAGACCAGATCACTTAGCACTTCTGCCCGGCGGTGTTGGAGCCTGTTCTATTGCAGATGGTTGTGGGACTTGTGTTAATAGTGCTTTGTGTATTAATAAGAAAGGAGGAATAGATGTGAATGAACTTGATTTTAACAAAGCGTTGAAAGATTTCTATGTAGCTCAGCTTAATGCTAATGCGGAGCAGGGATACAAAGAACTTGTTGATGCCGCTCGTTCAAAACTTGATTCCATGGATAGTAATGATTCAATTAACTTCTTACAAGAAGTATATGATGACTTTCTTGTCTATGAGACTCGGTTAAGAATTGGTGGCGCAAAGGTCTATAAGCAGGAATACGAATACAAAGATGGTGCCGTTGTATTAAAAGGTAATCCTACTGAAGTTAGAAAGAAAGTGGAATACGTAGCACTTGCCGAAGGTTCTGGCATTGAAAGGACCAAGTTTAATAACAATTCAAATAAGGAGGAACACGAAATGGCAGATAATGCTGAAAAATGCGCTCCCTGTATTAAGAAGAAAGTGGATGCTTTGATAGCTCACACATCAAAGAAATTTGCTGAAACTGATAGGGGGTGGCTTGAAACTTTTTCCGAAGATCAGTTGGATAAAATGATTCCAACCGTGATTGAGAAAGAAGTTACCAAGGAGGTGAATGTTCTCACTGATGCTCAAAAAGCCGCTCTCGCCTATGGTGAGAAAGTGCTGAAAGAAAGACGTGAGAAGCTGATTAAAGGAATTCAGACCAACGCGAAAGATGTTTGGTCCGATGCTGATCTGGATGACATGGATGAAGTAAAACTTGAAAAAGTATTTATTTCTATTAACAAGGTTAAGATTGATGAATTTGACTACTCTGTAGCCGGAGAGGTTGAACTCAATGTTAACGAGTGTAAGGAAGCTCCGCTTCTTCTTACTGGGGCTAAACTTAAAACTAAATAAGAGGAGGACTGAAAATGAGTATAGATCGTTATACTATTAAGCTGAAAAGTTACTTGGATGTGTTCATTGAGAAATATGCTCATGAGGCATTTTATCCAGGAGCTTTATTACTTCTGAACGCAGATGATGAGTTGGAGGTACATGATGATGATGCTCCTGCAGCATTCGTTCCTATCATAGCGATAGAGGATGCTTTGCAGGGGAAGGGAATTAATGATGCCTATGCAGCTGGCGATTGGGTTCGTGGTTGGATTCCCACTAGGGGAGATATCTTTTATGGTATTCTTGCTGATGGTGAACATGTAGCCATTGGGGAATTTCTGCAGTCTTATGGTACTTCAGGGTATCTTGAAAAACAGACTGGTACTGGACATCCTGTGGCTATTGCCCTGGAACATTTGGATCTTTCAGGTTCAGATAGTTCAGAAGCTCCCGATCCTAACAATCCTGTCAGCCCGTTCGGATACAACAGGAGAATCAAAGCTATGGTAATTTAATTTAAGAAAGGAGAAAATAATGAAGACAAGCGTTGATTTAATTGGTATGGATGGAAGAGCCAGAGGTGAAGTTGCCAGAATGTTGGCAGGTAAGAAACTGGATCCTCACAGAATGCGTCCTTTCATCGGTGAAGATGGGGTGACCTCATATTTTACCGTTTTTAAAGGCGGTGATCCTGAGGACATAAAGAGCTACCAGGTAGTTCCAGCTCCCATGAATGTGAATGCTACTCTCCGTAGGGATGAGTGGAAAGTCCTTGATGAGGCAGTAGTAAGAGCTAAAGATTACAGACTCGGTGGAGTTGAGGATCTTATTTCAAAAGGTCTTACCTTCCAGCTGGGAAATGCTATGGGAACTACGATGCTTGAATGGCATGATATGGTTGGTGATCTGGAAGCTGATATCTCTATGGACGGTGTAAGCCGGGCTCTTGGTAACAGACCAGATTTTCAGTTCAACTATATTCCAATACCGATCGTTCACGTTGATTATGAAATTAACTTGAGGGAATTGGAAACAAGTAGGAACATGGGAAACCCCCTGGATACCACAATGGCTGAAAGAGCCACTCGGGCGGTTATGGAGAAATTGGAGAATATGCTTTTCACCAACTTAACTTTCAGTTTTGGGGAGAAAGATTCTCACAACCGGAATACCATATACAGTTATGTCAATCACCCAAATAGGAATCAGATTAGTTTGGTTCATGCTTGGAATGATTCGGCTACTACTGGTAAGGACATTGTTGACGAGATCATAACCTGGAAACAGGCTAGTATTGATGATCGTCATTACGGTCCATGGCAGATTTATATTCCACCGGCTTATGAGACTGTATTGGATGAGGACTACGTTGGTTCTACTCCTGATACTGCTCCGAATCAGACTATACGTCAGAGGATTATGGCTATTGATAGGATTGCCGGTATTAAGGTTATTGATACCTTGGCAGCTAATACCGTTCTGTTTATTCAGATGACTCCTGATGTAGTTCGTTTAATTCAGGGTCTTCCTCTGCAGAACGTTCAGTGGGAAACTGAAGGGAAGTTCGTTGAGAAATTCAAAGTTCTTACCATACAGGTTCCTCAGATTAGGGCTGACGCTGATGGAAGAAGTGGAGTACTCCATATAGCATAAATAATTAATAAGATACTAATCAAGTACCTTTTAAAACTAAAGATTATGGAACGTACTAAAAGTACTGAACCAGCGATAAGACCTGATGGTAAGATTCGTTGGAAGAAAGAAGGTAGAGGAGTTTTCCGTCTGAAAAATCATATTTACCGACCAGGAGAAATCTTTTGGGCTCGTCCCGATGAGATATCACCTCAGTTCAGAGATTTAATAAAACCGGTTGATGTTGAGGCAGAAACAATATTAGCCTCTGCTCCGGTTAAAGAAGAACTTGTTATAAAACCAGCCTACTCCAAGGTAAAAAGAGAATCCAGTAATTTTTGGGATATACTTGATGGGGAAGGAAAACAAGTTAATGAAAAGGCTTTAAGAGAGGAACAGGCTGACGAGTATTTGGAATCATTAGCAAAATGATCTGGAAAGTTCCTCCAATCTGGGAAGATGGAGAGGTATGGATACTTGGTGGTGGACCATCTGTTACAAAGCAGTTTGGTATACCTGATGAAGTGGTAAATGATGTTATCAACAAAGTTCAACCACCAAGTGCCTATTCTCCCTACATGGAAGCCATTCATAAAAAACACGTGATTGGAATAAATGTATCCTTTCTGATTGGTAAATGGATAGATATGTGTTTCTTTGGGGATGTTAAATTTTTTAGACAATATAAAGAAGCTCTGGCTTCTTGGCCTGGTTTGAAGGTGGCTTGTGATCCAGGAGCATCAAGGCTTACTTGGATAAAGTACCTGGAGAGAGATACTTCCCACTCTCTTGGGATTAGTAAGAGAGTTAATGCCGTATCATGGAATCTCAATAGTGGAGCGGCTGCTATAAGTCTGGCAGCTCATACGGGAGCGAAAAGAATCATATTAGTGGGATTCGATATGTCTCTGAATGGTAATGGTAATAAGCATTGGCATAAGTTATATGAACCAATACTTTCGCAACAAGATATAAGAGGTTTAAGGAAAATAGGGATTAGACATAAAACTGCCCCAATGCCTTTTGGAAGACATTTGAGAGGATTTCCACAGATGCTAAAAGATGCCCAAGCAAGAGGTATTGAAATTATTAATGCTTGTCCTGAAAGTGCTATAACCGTATTTCCTAAATGCAATGTAAAGGATCTATTATGAAAGCTTTTATTATAAATTACAATCGTTTGACATTACCACGCAATATGGCCCTATGGTTATTTGATAGAGGAGTAGAGCCTATCTTTATAGATAATAAGTCAGACTATCCTCCTTTGGTAAAATACTATAGCAACTGCCCTTTCCAAGTTCTTTTTATGAAGGCTAACTATGGTCATAAGGTATTTTGGGATTGTAAATTATATGAGTTGCTTAAACCTAATGAAAGATACATTCTAACTGATCCTGATTTAGACTTGGAGGGAATACCAGATGATTTTCTTACCGTATTAAATGAAGGGTTAAATAAATATAGGGAGTATAACAAATGTGGTTTCTCCCTTGAAATAAATGATTTACCTGACACACCTGAGGGTAATCTTATAAGAAATCAAGTTGAACCAAGATATTGGAGAAGAAGGAAAGGTAAGATGTATTTTAATGCACCTATTGATACCACCTTTGCCTTATATAGAGAAAGGTCTAATAGATATTTTCATGAGGCATTAAGAACAGATAGACCTTATACGGCAAAACATATACCTTGGTATTATTATCATATTAGTGAATTACCAGAAGATGAACAATACTATTACTCAACTGCCAATGGAAGTTCTAGTGGTAAACAAAGATTAGTGCCATGAAAATAGCTGTTGTATTATCATATTACGAGAGACCTTTACAATTGGATGAGACATTGTTTTCAATGACTAAAACCAATTATAAAGATTTTGAGGTAGTTATTGTTTCAGATGAAACACAGCAACCTTACAAGGTACCAGATCTACCATATAAGACAGTTATGCTAAATTGTAGTAAGAAGACAGATAGATGGGTAGGTGGTATGATGGTACTTAATACTGGATTTCTATATGCTTTAAAACAGAAGGCAGATGTTGTGCTTATACAAAATGCAGAATGTTATCATGTTGGTGATGTAATAACAAAGGCAGCTTCGGTGACTGATAGAAATTATATTTCATTTGGTTGCTATAGCCTTGATGAAGAAACTACTTTTTCTAAACACGATATTTTTGAAGTTATAAAGAAAAGTGATAGAGGAGCAAGGATAGATGGTGAGAATGCTTGGTATAATCATCCTACAAAAAGACCAGTTGGTTATCATTTTTGTTCTGCCATAACGGCTGCTAATTTGAAAAAACTTAATGGTTTTGATGAAAGGTATATGGATGGAGTAGCTTATGATGACAATGATTTCCTTAGTAGGATTCGTTTGCTAAGGTTAAGAATTGACATAACCGAGGATCCTTTTGTAGTACACCAATGGCATTTTAGCGGACATGGAGCAATTCCAAATAAAAGTGCTTTAATTGAAAAGAATAAAGAATTATATATGATGTTAAAGAGAAATGGTAATATAAGAGCAAAACATTTAATAACTGAAGATTTATGAGACATCCTTTAAAAGTAAGAAAACAGTTGACTCGATTCTATATATGGGTTACCAGTGATTGCAATCTAAGTTGTCCTTTCTGTATTCAGAAATGGGCAATGGAAGATACGAAAGGTTACCAAATGTCTTTGGAAGAAGTTCACTATATCGTAGATTCCTGTAAGGCAAGAGGGTTACATTTTGATATTATTGAAATTACAGGTGGAGAGGCTTCACTTTGGAAAGGGATAAAAGAAGGAGTTCCATTATTTGCTACAATATGTGATATGGTTACCTTAGCCACAAATGGAAATAATCCTGAGTTGATTAGATCACTTGGATTAAAAACCTTTATATTATCTCAAAGTCAAGCCACACCAGCACAAATGAAACAATATGAAGACATTGTGCATACATTGACTATTAATAATCATCAGCATAAGAAGATGCCAGAGAAACCATTTGATAATGTATTACCCTCTTCTTGTGCTACCACGGTTACACCGCCTATACCTTGTGTACCTAAGGGCGTTCCAAGAGGTGGTCTACCACAGGCTACCTTTGAGTATGTAAAAGGGAAGGTTTATAATTGTCCTGATTGTTACACCCATCTTCAATACGTTCCAGCTACGGATGATATAGTATGTGACTTTGAAGATGATTTTGTAAGCAAGTTTTACAATAAGAATTTTAATAAAGAGATATGTAGATATTGTCTTGGTAATCACAAAGTTTGGAATAAAATAGCATGATATGATACCTAAAATTTGTCACTTTATTTGGACTAACAAGTCCTCGATGTCTTGGATGCAGACATTATCTGTCCTTTCTTTCAAAAGGTATAATCCTGATTGGGCAATAAAAATTCATCTGATAAAGCAAATACCACAGGAACTTGGAGCAAACGTCTACGTTCCAGAATATACTGGAGAAGATCATTTTCAGAGTCTATCTAATTTTGATATAGACTTACATGATATATATGATGAAGGTATAGCAAATGATAAACATGGAATCCAAGTTTCAGATATACTGAGAATGAGATTATTACATAGGGTAGGTGGTGTTTATTCTGATTTTGATACATTATGGTTAAAACCTATGTCTAAATTTTATGAGGTATATACGGAAAATTTTGAGACAACGATTTGTCAACATGCTGGAGATAAGCACCATAATGCTTCTAATCTTGTATCAGAACCTAATGGTTCTTTTCTGGCAGCAGTCATTGCTTTACAAAACAGAATAAATCGACCACCTTATGATTATCAGGCTTATAACAATGCTTTATTAAACAGGTGGTTTCGTAATTGGGATAGAGTAAAGAAAACGTATCCTAGATTGTTAAAGATTGATTATGAAACTTTTTATCCTTATGATGTCTATCATCCTGAAAGACAGTGGAAGGAGGATAACCTATCTTATCTGGTAGAGAAGACAGTGGCAGTTCATTGGTTTAATGGTAATAATTTAAGTAAGGAATTTATAAATAGAAATGATTACACAATACCATGTTCTATAACTTCAATTCTTAAAAAGGAAGGATATCTATGATAGCTCTTATTACACCGACTGGAGGACGTCCAAAGCAAATTGAACTTTGCACAAAGTTTATGCTAAATCAGGATTATGCTGGTAAAGTACTTTGGGTGCTTGTCGATGATGTAGTTCCTACCAGTATTAAAAATATACCTTTAATATTTAAAAGTAATTGGAATATTCAGAAGGTATATCCTACTCCCAAATGGAAGGTGGGAGGAAATACTCAGGCAAGAAATTTACTGGAAGGAATAAATGTTGTAAATAGATATGAAGATATAACTGCTGTTTTTATAATAGAGGATGATGATTATTACTCTCCTCAATACTTGCGTTTAATGAATGAGAGGTTAAAAGGGTATGACGTGGTTGGACAAATTAACACCGTATATTATAATCCAATATACAGAGGATGGATGAGGAATGGTAATGATAAGCACGCAAGTCTCTTTCAGGTAGCCTTTACTCCAGAGGTGCTTGGTATTTTCCAAATGGCTTGTAAGACACCAAGAGCCTTTATAGATATGCACTTCTTTAGATTAGTTAAAACCAGAAAGGTTAATTTGTTTAATGGTAAGGATTTAGCGGTGGGTATTAAAGGATTACCTGGTAGATCAGGAATAGGAATGGGACATAGAGCAGAAATTAGAATGACTCCTGATCCTGAGTTTGTAAAGTTAAAAGAGTTAATTGGTGATGATTATATGTATTACTTATGAACCAACCGATATTCATAACAGGAGTAGAAAGATCAGGAAGTTCACTGATTGCAAAGATATTTGATATTTGTCATGTGCATGTTGGAATGGTTTCTACTATGTATGAAAATATTGGGTTTAAGTTAATTATGGATAGTTATCTGGATACAAATGGATCTTTGTTTCCAGAAACTAAGTCATTAAAAATACCTGTTGATTGGAATGAATTAATATTAAATCTATTAAAGAGTGAAGGGTATAAAGATGGACCTTGGATATGTAAAGGATCTCGTATGACTCAAATGTGGCCAGTTTGGCATTATGCTTTTCCAAACGCCAGATGGATAATTGTAAGAAGAAAGACTTCTGATATTGTTCAATCTTGTATGAAAACCGGATACATGAGAGTATTCAAGGAGCCGGCGAATCTGATTAGAATAAAGGTTAAAACTGAGGAGGAAGGTTGGTTGTGGTGGACCCACCAGTATGAAAAGAAGTTTGTTGAAATGATTGAAGCCGGAGTGAATTGTAAACAGGTTTGGCCTGAAAGAATGGTACATGGCGATTATCAACAGGTCTACGAAACACTTGAGTGGTTAGGTTTGAAGTGGAACAGTAAAATAGTGGAAACGATTGATCCAAGGTTAATTAAAAGTAGGAGGAAAGAAGGATGGCATATGTAACCCCAGATGAAGTAATAGGAGTAATGGAGGAATGCTCCTTAACATCCGACCAAGTTGATCCATATATCTTATCAGCTCATTTATTTGTTACTGATATTCTGAGTGGTAGTGGATTATCAGCAAGCCGGTTGAAAGATATTGAAAAATATCTTGCAGCTCATTTTATTGCAAGTATTCACAGTCGCCCTTCTTCTCGAGAGAAAGTAGGTGAGGTTGAAGTTGAATACTCCAATACTAAGTTTGGAGAAGGTTTAAAATCTACCCCATATGGACAGATGGTTAGCATGTTAGATACTACTGGTTTAATTGCGGCATCAGGGAAAAGAGCTGCAACATTTTTTGTACCTAAAAGCTTTGACGAATGAGTATAATGAGTACATATAGAAGTTCCCTTGTACAAAAGGCAGTATATTGGGGATCACCAGTAGATAACGGATATAATAAATTTGATTATGCTGATCCCGTAGAGATAGATTGTCGTTGGGAAGGTAAGGAACAATTACTAAGGACTTGGGATGGTGGAGGAATATCTCTTTCTTATATTGGAATTGTATGGGTTGATCAGGACTTGGATAAGAATGGATGTTTATTCTTAGGAACTTTGAATGATTTAGATAGTGGAGCTGAAGAGGATCCTTTATCTATGGATACTGTTTTTAGAATTCAGCAGTTTGAAAAACTTCCGAGGATGAGATCAACTACTGAATTTATTAGAAGGGCATTTTTATCACCTTGGCAATACAGATAGGTTATGGGAATGGAGTTTTTCAGATTGGACATTAACGGCATCCCCCGATCAAACATTCAGGCGATTGATAAATGGACTATGGCTTTTAATAGACAGGTTTCAGGTATTGAAGGACGATCTTTGGCAGGATTACTTAAATGTGCTGCTTTAATCAGAAATGAAACTGAACATGGTGATGTTAAGACTCCAAGAAGAACTGGTAATTTGATCAATAGTTGGTTTGTGGTTTCGGGAAGGGGAAAGATTGTAGCAGGAGGAGGAAAGAAACATAGGGCTGAAGCAGGAGGTCCTTTTTCAGGTCCAGATGGAGCAAGAGTTGCAGGAGAACATAGTGCCATTTTATCTGATATGGAAAAGAGAGCGATTACCAACTCTAAAGCAAATGGGGGACCTATCGTAATTATGGGGTATAGTGCCTTTTATGCTCTTTACGTTCATGAAATGCAAGGTACTGAATCAGGTAAGGAAATACATTGGACCAGAAAGGGATCTGGACCATCTTGGTTTTATAAGGCTCTTATTAAACAACAGCCCAATATGTTAAAGATAATAGCAGAGAATATTAAACTGAAATAATATGAATACTCCCAATATTGTGTTTATTTATAGGATATTAAATAAAATTAATGGTAAGTTTTATATTGGATCTACTTATTCTATTGATAGGAGATTTAAAGAACACCGTAACTAAATGGTGGAAACAAAGAAAGGAGGAGTCAAATGCAGTGTTGTTCTGAAGATATAAAGGATATGTTGTTAGCAGAAAGTTCTTTGGATCTTGAACTCGCTAAAAATTTATTTGTAGGACATGAGCCACCGAATCCAGATAACATAGTAATTGTTTTTGATAGATATGGAGGTAATTCACCTGTGACTTTAGATGGAGAAGTTTACGAATATACGAGCGCTCAGATAATGGTTAGAAGTAGGGATTATCAACAGGCGCAAAGTTTAGTTAGAGATATAAAGGAGCTATTACATGGCCGGGCAAATGAGACATGGAATGGAACCTTTTATACGTTGATTCTATGTTCCACTCCTTCTATGTTGGATTGGGATGATGGACAACGAGTTCGTTTTATTATTAATATTAATTTGCAAAGGAGGTAAATTATGAGCAAAGCATTTGCAGGGGTGGGAACAGTCTTTAATAGGAATGGTACGCCTCTTGCTGAAATAAATTCGATAACAGGTCCTGGAATGACCAGGGACTTTATTGATGTAACCTCATTGGACTCTACTGGTGGTTATCGAGAGTTCATTGCGGGATTTAGGGATGGGGGGACAGTTGTACTCAATATGAACTTTACCATTGAAACATGGGCATTGATGAAAGATGATTTTGAGGATGATGCTGCCGTACCATACTCTATTGAGCTACCGGACTCTGATGGAACAACTATTTCATTTAATGGTCTGGTTACAGAATGTCCGATAACTATTCCAACTGATGATAAGGTTACAGCTGATGTAACTATTAAAGTCACTGGGGAAGTTAGCGTAGGTTCTTAGTGGTTTAATGATCCTAATCAGGGATTTTTTATTTATTAACAATTAATTTGGAGGACTAATCAATGACATTAATGACAAGAGATCAGCTTTTAACAAGAGAAGAGCTGAAAAGAGAAAAAGTAGAATTAGGAGAAGACAAGTATGTATTCGTTACTGAAATGACGGGTAATGCTCGTGACAAGTTTGAAAATTCATTGCTGAAAAAAATCAGAGATCCTAAAACGGGACTGGTTGCCAGTTATGAACAGGCTACGGAAAACTTCCGAGCTAAGTTAGCAGTTAATACCATCTGTGATGAAAATGGTATTCTGATTCTCAAACCGGAGGATTATCTGAAGTTCAGTGAGTCAATCGGAGCAAAGAGTCTGGAAAAGATTATTGAAAAGGCTAATGAGTTAAACGGAATTGGGGCTAAGGATCAGGAGGAGATCATAAAAAACTCCGTAGCCGACCAAGTCGGCAATTCCAGTTCAGACTCTGTAGGGAAATAGGAGTAATCCATCCCGATTTCCTATTGGATCAATTAACTTCTCATCAACTCGCTGAATGGGAAGCGATGGATAGGATAGATCCAATAGGAGAATGGGTGGAAGAGTTTAGATTTGCAAGGTTACAATCCTTAATATTGACCATTGCTTTGAAATGGGCGGCTGGTAAGAAACCGGTAGATCCTGTAGATGTATTGGATTTTATGCCAGATTGGTTAGGAGAGAAGGAGCCTAAAAAACAAACAGTAGAACAAATGAAGACTATTTTACTGGGACTTGCGAAACATCAGAATAAAAAAGTGGCAACTCAAGCCAAAATAAAAGAAAGACGAAACAAACATGCCTAATATAGGATCAATGACCGTCGAGCTCGGAATGAGGTTAAAAGGAATAACTCAGGCCGAACGAGCAATGGTTAATATGTTAAGAGGTATCAGTAAAGAGGTAGAGAAGACTTCAAAGAGGATTGAAGAACTCACCGCTCGTCAGAAGAGGATGAGTGAAATGAAAATGAGGTCAGATGCCTTCAGAGCTTTGCCTAGTCAAGTAAAAGATGCCACTAAATCAATAGATGACATGACCTCCTCTATTTATAGATCAGCTCAACGATGGAGGACATTTGGTTATCTGGCTTCAATAGCTCTAACTGCTCCAATTGTATATGCTGGTAAGAAGTCAATAGAAACGGCGAGTGATTTTGAATACTCCATGAATAAAATTGTGGGATTGGTTGGTGTAGGAAGAAAAGAGGTTGAGGGATTCAAGAAGGAAATAATGGATATGTCTATGGCGACTGGGCAATCTACTACTAAATTGGCTGAAGGTTTATATTATATTACTTCTGCAGGATTTAAGAAAGGAGCAGAGGCTTTACGTATCTTGGAGGTAGCTGCTCGCGGTTCTACTGCTGGGTTGGGGGATCTGGTTGATATGAGTAAGTTATTAGTATTTAGTATGAACGCTTATCGAAAATCAGGATACTCAGCAACTCAAGTGGCTGATATATTTGTAGCAGCTGTTCGAGAAGGAGCTCTTGAAGCAGGCGACTTTGCTGGAGCAATGCAATCGGTCATACCAATAGCTTCAGGTATGGGAGTTAGTTTGGAGCAGGTGGCTGGCTCTATGGCAGCCATGTCTCTACAGGGGGCTTCAGCTCAGAATGCCGCCGTTTACTTGAAGGGGATGTTAAATGCCTTACTAAAGATCAAGCCAAATAATATGGCAGGTAAATCACTGGCTAAGATGGGGGTGAATGTTGATGATCTTTTGGAAAAATTAAAATCCCCTGGTGGTTTGATGAGAGTATTAATGCAACTACAAGAGTTATCCAAGAAGAGTACTGGTAATCAATTCTTGAAAGAGATATTTAGGGATATTCGAGCTATGACTGGTGAGTTATCACTAACTGGTGAAAACCTTGAGTATAACCAATTTGTGATGAATGAGGTAGAGAATGCTGCTGGCGATTTAGCTCGGGCAGATAAGGCAGTAGCCAATGGGATGGATAAGTTAAGGAAGGTGGCATCAGCTACTGGAGAAATTATCAGAATTAAATTAGGTGATGATCTTGCGGCGGTAGTTCTTCCCGCCCTTCAGAGCTTATTAAATACTGTTCAAGGTATAATTAAAGCCTTTGATCGACTTGAACCAGCTACTAAGAAAGTAATAATTCAAGTACTTGGATTAATAGCGGCTTTAGGCCCTCTTGCTTTATTTGGATCTCTATTGAAATATGCTTACGGAGGATTCTTGAGTACTTTTGTTAGAGGGTTTATATTTGCTCGAAATGTAGTAGGGGCTTTGAATGGTGATCTCATTAAGATGGGAAAGCTGATGAAGAATACTCCTAAACTGGCAGGTGGGGCTAAAGCCTTCAACGTTTGGAGATTAGGTGGGGGAGGAGCTAACTTAGGAAAAGCGTTGGTTAGTGCTCCAGTAGTATTATTATCTACCGCCGTGGCAGTAGGAACAGTAGCTTTCTTCAGATATGCCAAACGAATAAGGGAAGCGGCTGAAGCTGCCAGGTCTTTTAATTCTATGCAGGTTACGGTCAATGATACAGTGAAGGCTTTCAATGAAATGGATAAGTCTGATATTGAACAGATGACCTTAGATGAGATGATGTTAGCTAAAGCAAAAGCTGCTCAAGTTTGGGCTGATTCATATAAGATGTACAAACAATATGAAAAGAATCTTGAAGAAGGGGCTGGTAGTAGATATTGGAATAAAAAATATATGCAGGAGGAAGCTGATGCGGTTGAGTTTGCTAAAAAACAATATGATAATCTGACAGCCTCCATATACGAAATGCAAAAGAGATTAGTAGCTGATAGGGCTCGGGCTAAGAGAGTGGAGGACTTAAAGAAAACGAAGGCTGAAAATGAGGCTATTACTAAGGTTATGCAAGATATGTATGATGCTTTAGCTCAGGTAGATCAGCAAGCTAAAGCTATGGCGGCTATATCAAAACCATTTGACATTGCTGAAGAAAAGGCAAGAATCTTACTTAAGGCCTTAGATGAACTTACTGGAGGAGATATTAGACTT